GGCTTTGGTACAACTATACGTACATTTTTCTTTTATTCCTGTAACATTTTAAAAAAAGTACAGCTGTACTAATTTAATACTATATAAAAGAAATATATATATAAAATAGTTGTAATAGTTGTACTTCAATAACTTAAAGTGTAAAAGTGCTATTAGTAAATACAAGGCTTTGAGGGTGGTTTTGGGTGCGGTGTTCTAGTACAACTATAACAAAAATAGTTGTACCGCTAAATTTTAAAAAATAATTTTAAAAAAGTGTTGACATACTACTACAAATGTAGTATAGTAAGTATATAAGATAACAACAACATTTTAGGAGGTAAAAAGATATGAAAAGATATTTTGTAAACGGTAAGGAAATCACAGAGGCAACAGCAAAGGAAATTGAAAAGGATAATAACAAATATATGAATAGTGGTAATATGGAAGATTTATTAAAAATCAAATTTATAGTAGTTATCTAATTAAACAAGCTGAGCTAACGGCAAGACGGGCAGAAAGTAGAGGGACATTATGAAAGTTAAAAATGTAATTAAAGGATATTGTAATCGTAATGAGATAATAGACTTGACTATAATAAGTGATACAGCTATAGAGTTTAGCGGTGACATTAAAAATTATATACACCCGGTTACTATAATGAAAGATTATAAAAAAGAAATAGAAAACAGGGAAGTTAAAAGAGCTGAAAACACTTGCAACGGTAGACTATTTATATTTATTTAGGTAATGTACATAAAACAAAAACCCCGTAAACACGGGGTTTTATTCTTTGTACTTTTCGTATGTTACCGAACGGAGGGGGAGGAAAAGTACAATAATTTAATCAAAAAAATATTATACTTTCCTCAATGATCTTTTTATTTTCGTCAATGCTGAATTCCTTTATAACACCCCTCCAAAAGGCTTTTTTATTCTCTTTGGTTAGTTGCTCATATAAACCCTTATAGTCAGTCTCTAATATTCCCTTTAATGCGTCAAGGTCACGCTCAGGCGGTGCAGCCTCAATGTCTATACTTTCAATTTGTTTTTGCAACATTAAATATTCCTTGTCGTACTCTTCCTCTTTTATGCGTCCTTTTCTAAACATAATGTTTAAGCGGTCAAGCTCAGCGTTAAGCTCAGTAAGTTTAATGTGATTGTTATTTTTTGGTGTTGTATCTGTGACACTTTCCACCCTTGCTATTTCATTGTTAATATACAACTCTAAATTATTTAGTAATTGCTTTTCAATTTTACCCTCACTTGTGGACTTGCTAAACGTACAAATTTTACGTGTACGGTTGCCGTTGCAGCGGTAAGAAAAATTAGCATATTTACCGCCGTTAGTTTTTTGAAAATTACCAGTCAAATTATTACCACACACCGGACATTTGATAAGACCGCTAAATAAAAATACTTGGTTTGGGTTTGCTGGTATTCTTGCGTTACGTTTTAATATTTCTTGTATGTGGTCGTAACGTTCTTTAGTTATATATGGTTCTACATAGTCAGGAACGCCCTTATATGTCCCATATAGCAACGTATTAGTTAAAAGGTTATTTATACTACTCATACTCATTTTAAAGCCGTATTTGACGTTCATATAACCTAGTGTTGCCCTTTTACTTTGGTGTGTCTCAAAAAATTCTAATATATCGTATAACATTTCTTCTTTTTCTTTGTCTTTTTCTAAATGACGGTTTTTAGCGTCACCCACCACAACCCACGGGAATTGAAAGTTGCCCGCTATAACCTGTTTATTTTTAATACGCATTTTGTTGTTAAATAATATACGCTTGCTAGTTTTCTTGGCCTCATATTCTGCCATAGTTAAGTATATGTTGATTTTAAATACAGCGTCCGGATCGTCCGGGTCAAGGTCACTTTCTTCTATTGATACCCACGTAACGCCAGCTTTGGAAAGTTGTTTTTGACACTCATAATATTCCCCTACATTACGGAAAAATCTATCAATACATTTAAATATTACAACGTCAAATTTACCCTTTTTTGCGTCCTCTATAAGTCGTGCTAGGTCTTTACGCTTGCTTATTTCTAAAGTCGCACTTATACCCTCATCTACATACGTACCAGCCGTAACAAGCCCGTACTCACTTGTAAAGTCAGTTAATAGGTCTAGTTGGTCTGTAATGGTGTAGCCGTTTTTCTTTTGTTCATCTGAGGAGCAACGAGAGTATAACGCCGCACGTATAACTTTTTCGTTATGATATCGTTCTAGCTGTTTATAAATAACCATATTATACCTCTTCTCTTTTTTATAAAATTTTCGTATAATTCAAAAGAACAAACGTTCTTACAATGGAGGTCTTTATATGCAAAATTCAAAAATCGAATTGTTAAACCTTATTACAACATTAAACGAAAATGAGACTTTATTTGTATTAACGTTGCTAAAAAGGCTGCTAGGGGAGCGTTAAACCCTCCCTGATAATAAATGTACATATTCCCTCACTTGCTCTTTTTTACTTTCTTCTAATTGTTGGTATTCCTCAATCATCTGCATTAACTTAGTATCAAGAAAAATGTCAGCTAGTTTATTAGCTGTTTCAACTGGTTTTTCGTTAATATCCGTCACCAGCTCAACGGGTGGTATGCCTAGGATTTGCGATAATTTAACTAGCGTACTTCTTTTAATGTTTACAACACGTCCACTTTCATATTTAGCGACAGCGGATTTTTGAACACCTATTTTTTGCCCTAACTCTTCTTGTGTATATCCCTTTTTAAGTCTTGCATATTTTATCTTTTGTCCTATGTTCATATATAACACCCCCTTAAATTTATTTACACTATAATTATTAGTGTAGTTACATTTTACCCTATTGTGTCTTGAAATTCAAATTTTTTTTAAAAAATTTCAAAAAAAGACATTGACAATTAAAAATTATTGTAATATAGTAATAAGTGTCTTGATAAGACACCGAACAAAAATTAAGGGAGGAGGGCATTAAATGAATGTACCTTTGTTAAGAAGTGTTATGGCATTACATAACGATACAAACAAAGACTTGGCAAACTACTTGCGAATTACTGAACAGAGTTTAAGTAATAAGATTAACGAGCGTGACACAGAGTTTAAACAAGGCGAAATTGCAGCAATTAAAGAGCGTTACGACTTGACAGCGGAACAGGTAGAGCAAATTTTTTTCAACTAAAAGTGTCTTTTTTCGACACAAAACGACATTGAAAAAAAGGCGGTGAGAAATTGGCAGAGCGAATATATACATTGTTATTTGAGCTGCTAGAGAAGCAAAATAACGTAAAAATTGAATGGCATTTAGAAAGAGGGTGATCAAACGTGTCTAGTATTAAGTTATTTGAACACCAGCAAAGGGCGTTAAATGAGACTATAGAAAAAAACAAAGTCGCTTATTACTTAGATATGGGTTAACGGCTTAGGTAAAACCTTTGTAGGATCTGAAAAAATGCTACAGCTAGGCAACAAGGTTAATTTAGTGATTTGTCAAAAGTCAAAAGTTGATGACTGGATAGAGCACTTTATAAAGCATTATAACGCTAATACATATAACTTAACTGATAAGAAACAATTTGAGTTTTTTATGCGTACTAATGAGGGTGTAGGTGTTATAAATTACGAGTTAGCTTTTAGACGTAAAGAGCTTTTAAAGTTAGAACAATTTACACTTATGTTAGACGAAAGCTCACTTATCCAAAATAAGACGGCTAAGCGTACTAAGTTTATTATGAAGCTCAAATATAACAACTTAATATTATTGAGCGGTACACCTACCGGCGGTAAGTATGAAAAGTTATGGACGCAATTAAATATGCTAGGTTACAACGTAGACGAAAAGGCTTTTTATAATATGTATGTCGATTATCACTACGACGACAACGAGGGTTTTCCAATACAAATTATTGACGGCTATAAAAACGTTGAACGCCTTAAACGTAAAATGGCGGCTTATGGCTGTATATTTATGAAGTCTGAGGAAGTATTTAGTTTACCAGCTCAAAACTTTATTGACGTTAAGGTTAACACGACTAAAGAATACAGAAAATTTAGAAAAGACTGTATAGTCGAATTTGAGGGCGTAGAGCTTGTGGGTGATACAACATTAACCAAAATGTTATATGAACGGCAATTATGCGGGTCGTATAACGAGGATAAGTTAAAAGCATTTGCAGACTTGTTAGAGAGTACAGAGGATAGGTTAATTGTATTTTATAACTTTATGGCAGAGCTTGACGCTTTAAAATGGCTTTGTGACAGCATACAACGCCCATACAGCGTTGTTAATGGTGAAAGTAAGGATTTATACGCCTACGAGAATAAAAACGCCTCAGTGACGTTTATACAATATCAAGCGGGGGCTATGGGGCTAAACTTACAAAAGGCAAATAAAATTATTTACTTTACACCGCCGCTTAGTAGTGAGCTTTACGAGCAGAGCAAAAAGCGTATACATAGAATAGGACAAGAAAAGACTTGCTTTTATTATAGGTTAATTTGTCGTAACAGCATTGAGGAGCGAATATATAGAACGTTAGAAATGCGAAAAGATTATACAGACGCATTATTTGAAAAGGAGGGAATGAATGAAAAAATTTGAGCTAACAACTGATTTTACAATTAACTTTTTAGGTAAGAAGTTATTTAGAATTAAAGCACTTGTTGACATAGAGCGTTACGGTGTTAAAGCTGGTGATCTAGGTGGTTACGTTGAAAAAGAAAGTAATTTAAGTCAAGAGGGTGACGCTTGGGTATACGGTGACGCTAAGGTATACGGTGACGCTTGGGTATGCGGTGACGCTTGGGTATACGGTGACGCTTGGGTATACGGTAACGCTGAGGTATACGGTAACGCTAAGGTATGCGGTGACGCTTGGGTATACGGTAACGCTAAGGTATACGGTAACGCTGAGGTATACGGTAACGCTGAGGTATACGGTGACGCTAAGGTATACGGTGACGCTTGGGTATACGGTGACGCTTGGGTATACGGTAACGCTAAGGTATGCGGTGACGCTTGGGTATACGGTAACGCTAAGGTATACGGTAACGCTGAGGTATACGGTGACGCTTGGGTATACGGTGACGCTGATTATACAACAATCAAAGGGTTTGGAACTGTACAACGTACCACAACATTTTTTAAATGTAAAGATAACATTGTAAGGGTTGTTTGTGGTTGCTTTTATGGAACTATAGAAGAGTTTAGAGAGCAAGTTAAAAAGACACGTGCGGGTAAAATTGCAACTGAATATTTATTAATAGCTGACTTAATGGAGCTGCATTTTAAGGAGGCTGAGTAAATGAAAGAGACACTAAGAAATATTGGTGAGGGTGTAGCATTGTTTTTAATACTTGCCACATTTTACTTCATAGGTTGCTTATTTTAGGAGGTCAAATATGAAACGTTGTAGAATATGTGGAATTATAATGTTTAACTGGTTTGATTGTGACGTATGCGAATGTTGCCTTGACGAAATGGAGGACTGTGAGTAATGGCAGCTGAGAAAAATTTTGAAAATAAAATAAAACAATGGTTAAAGGATCATAATTGTTATCACGTTAAATTTTTTGCTAACCGTATGACTAAAACCGGTGTACCCGACATATTAGCAAGTGTTAATGGCTACTTTGTGGGTATTGAGGTTAAAGCTCAAAACGGTAAACCGTCAGAGCTACAGTATTATAACATACGTAAAATACGAGAGAGCGGCGGTTTTGCTTACATAGTCTACCCTACAGGGTGGGAGGACTTGCAGAGGATTTTAGAAAAACTATTAAATGATGAATTTAACAGATTAGACGAAAAGGAGGTCTTAAAGTAAATGGAAATAAAAGAGTATGTTATTGAGTGTCTTAAAAAGACAAATAGAGAGGGTATAGAAGATTTAATACAACATATGGAGGATATAGGTTATTTTACAGCACCTTGCAGCGGTAGTTATCACTTAGCGAAAGAGGGCGGACTTATGGAGCACTCTTTCCACGTGCTAGGACTTGCGGAAAACTTGGCCGTTAAGTGGCTGGGAACAACTGAGTATAAAAAGCTATATCCTAGTATAGTATTATGTGCATTACTTCACGATTTAGGAAAGTGCGGCGACTTTGGAAAGCCTAACTATGTACCTAACGTATTAAAGAGTGGTAAGACCTCAGATAGTAAACCGTACACAACTAACCCGGACTTGTTGTATGTGGATCACGAAATAAGAAGTATTAAAATAGCAGCTATGTTTATTGATTTAACAGAGGAAGAGGAGCACGCTATTTTATACCACAACGGCTTATACGGTAATTTAAAGTATGCTATACAGGGTAAAGAAACACCGCTTTATATGATTATACATTTTGCCGATATGTGGGCTAGTAGAGTTGTAGAAAAGGAGGGTTAGTAATGGCAACGTTGATAAAATGCGACAAATGCGGCGTGACTATTGACACGGGTATTTATAAGTGTATTAAAGGTTATGTACCAGCTATTAAGCATATGGGTATTGATTACCCGAATAATGAAATTGACGTATGTAATGAGTGTTATAACGAAATTTTTAATATTAAGGAGGATAATAAGTAAATGGGAGTTTTAGTTTGAAGAGATATAAAAGGTTATGAGGGGCGTTATATGGTTAGCACAGACGGAAGAATTAAGAGTTTAATTACTAATAAGATTTTAAAAGGTAATGGTAATAATGGTTATTTATCAGTTGAATTATTTAAAAATGGAATATCCAAAAGACTTTTAATTCATAGAATTGTTGCAGAGACTTTTATATTAAATCCGTTAAATTTACCGATTGTAAACCATAAAGACGAAAACAAACACAATAATTGTGTTGATAACTTGGAATGGTGCGATCAAAAATACAATGCTAATTATGGTAACGCTCAACTTAAAAAAGTGCAAAATAGAAAAATAACAGATAATGTGCGAAATGCTGCTAGAGTTAACGCACTCACACGTTGTATATGTGTTTTGCAGTTTTCAAAAAATGGTGTGTTTATTAAAAAATATAAATCGGCTATGGAGGCACACAGAGAATTAAATATAAATCCTAGCCACATAACAGAAACTTGTAAAAATAAAAGGAAAAGTGCCGGCGGTTACGTTTGGCGATATGAATAGGAGGAATGACTTATCGGAGTTTTAGTTTATATTTTAGGTAGAAGTGGTACAGGTAAAAGTTTTTCAATGCGAAACTTTGACAAAAAGGGTTTAGGAGTTGTTAACGTACAGGGTAAGATTTTACCGTTTAAGGGTGCGGGATCTATTGAGGTGGTTAATACCGATAATAGCGACGACATTGTAAAAGCGGTTAAGAGACTTGCTAAGTCTTACAAGTCTATAGTTATTGACGATTATCAATATGTAATGGCTAACGAGTTTATGAGAAGAGCAACGGAGCGAGGCTATGACAAATTCACAGAGATTGCCCGTCACGCTTGGGATATTGCGGACTGTGTAAGAGAGTTACCACAGGACGTTATTGTATACATTATGTGTCATACTGACACAGACAACGAGGGTACAGAGCGTTTAAAGACTATTGGTAAATTACTTGATGAAAAAATTTGTTTAGAGGGTATGAGTACCATAGTATTAAAGACTAATGTTAGTGACGGACAGTACACCTTTTTAACTCAGAACAACGGCAAAGACACCGTTAAAAGTCCGGCCGGTATGTTTCCTAGTTATGCGATTGATAACGACCTTAAATACGTTGATGAAAAAATCCGTAACTACTACGAGCTAGGGGAGTTTTTAAGTGACGAGGATATTGCAGAGCTTGACGAGGAGGTTAAAAAGGACAATGTACCATTTACCGGAGGTAAGACAACAAAACGTAGTAGACGATCTAACAGCGACACCGACAACAACACCGCAGAGAATGAGGGAGTTAATGAGGTGGCAGAGGAACGACCAAAGCGTACACGTAGAAAGTCTACAGACAATGAGGCAGAAATTGAAGAAGTAAAAGAGCGTAACGCTGAAGCCGTAGCAAATGCGGGGTTAAGCGAGGACGGCACAGACAAAGAGTTTACAAGTGAGGATATGCCTGAGGTTGAACCCGTACCACGTCGTAAGCGTAGAGGTGCAACCGCTGAGACACCGGAGGCAGAGGCTAAACCTCAAATTATGACACCACCAGCGGAGGACACCGCAGCAGAAACAGAGACAGCGGACGCAACACCAGCACGCCGCAGACGTAGAAGAGTATAAAAATTTTTGATTAAAAGTGTCTTAAAAAGACATTTTAAAAAATAATTTTAATTTTAAATTTAGGGAGGTTTTATATGAACGAATTACAGACAATTTATGACGACGTAGCCGCTTTAACTGAGAGAGTGGCAGCACTTGAAAATGGTATGAATGGGGTAATGTTAGAGTTAAACACTTTAGGAGTTATGACACTTACAGAGGGTGCGGACATACACGAGTTACCTATTGGTACGTATTTAATACCTAGTACAGCCGTAAGCTCAACACTCTTAAATAAGCCTGAGGGAATGGGTAACGCAACAGGAATTATTAAGGTTGTGAGTGGAGGTGTGGACGGTCAAAAGACTGTTTATATTATGCCTTGTGTAAAAACTAACCCTAGTTACTATTACGCCGCATATTATCAGTTAACTTGGGGAGCTTGGAATACAGTTAATTTACTAGATAGCGGTTGGCTTGATTTACCACTTGCAACCGGTATAACAGCATATAGCGAAGGTCAAAAGCCACGTTATAGACGACTTGGCAAAGAGGTATTTATAAGCGGTGTATTAAAAGGAGTAACCGAAAAAGATCAAGTTGTAGCCACATTACCGGTTGATTATAGACCTAGTAAAAAGGTTATGTTGCCGGTTGCTTGTGTAGGGCAAATGGTAGGAAAAATAAGCCTAGAGACTAACGGCGAAATTATTTTAAACCGTACAACCATTGAGCCGGTAGTTGCTGAGAATTGGCACAGTATAGCTTGTAGTTTTAATGTAGATTAAGAGTTTAGGAGGATATATAAAAATGGATTTTAGCAAATTTGACAAAGAGGTAAACAAGGATCAGTTGATGAAAGACTATGCGGAGGCAAAGGAAAACGGCGGCACAGGTGACTACGAAGAGACACCGGCCGGAGCTTATGTAGTACGTATTGAAAAAATGGAAATCAGAGAAACAAAGGAAACTAAAGAGCCTATGTTTAGTTGTATGTGTCGTATCGTTGAGGCTATTGAAGAGGAAGAGTTTGGGGACGGTACAGCAATTAAGAACAACGACAAGGCTATTGAGTTTATGAAGAAGTTTAAGAGTGGCAAGACACCTTGTTTATTCTTTAACCGTAAGATTTACGGCAATAAAAATTCTGACAAGTGGAATGACGGCAAGGCTATAGCAACCGTTACAGGTTGGCTTGATAAATTAGGGACTGAGACTGTACCGGTATTTGAAAGCTATTCACAGTTTAACGATTGTGTACTTGATATTTTCGAGGAGTGCAACGAATTTAAGTTACTCTTAGAGGTTGATTATAACCCGGACGCATTTAACCCTATTTCTATTAAGGGTGTATTTGAGGAGTAATTTAACTTAATTACATACGGCGTAGTTATGAGCTACGCCGTATTTTAAAAATTTTAAGGTGATTTATTATGAGTAGTACAAACAGGAGTAAAGCAAGACACCATAAGTTAAAACAAAGTGACGTTGATTATATCAAACGCCATTATAAGAGATATGACAAAGTATACGGAGCAAAAGCATTAAGTGAAAAATTTAATGTGACAAGTAGTTGTATTTGTCAAGTTGCTAGCGGTCAAACGTGGGGAGGTGTGACGTTATAATTAACTACTTTGACTTTGAGGTATTTAAGTACGATTGGTTAGTCGTAATAATTAACCCCTTTGAAAAAAGGGTTGAGCGTATACATAACGACGTTGACAAGCTCAAAAAATATTATGAAGCTCATAAAAACGAAATATGGGTAGGCTTTAACTCAAGACACTACGACCAATACATTTTAAAGGGCTTATTGTGCGGCTTTAACGCTTGGGACGTTAACGACTGGATAATTAACAAAGGTTTACCCGGTTATCAATATAGCAGCTTACTTAAAAAAGTACCGCTTATTAACTATGATGTAATGTTACTTAATAGCAGCTTAAAACAGTTAGAGGGTTTTCAAGGGCATAACATACACGAAACCGGCGTTGACTTTACTATTGACAGGCCACTAACAAAAGAGGAAATAGAAGAAACTTTTAATTATTGTCAAAACGACGTAGAGGAAACTATAAACATATGGTTAGAGTGTAAAAGCGACTTTGACGCTCAAATGTCACTTGTTAAAATGTTTAATTTACCTCTTAGTGCTATGAGTAAGACAAAAGCTCAAATATCCGCTCAAATATTAGAGTGTGAATACACTAAGCGTAACGACGAGTGGGAGTTATACATATTAGATTGTATACAGTTTAACAAGCGTAAATATAAGCGTGTTGCTGAGTGGTTTTTAAATAGCGAAAACCACAATTACAAATGTAAACAGTCAGTTGACGTTTGCGGAGTGCGTCACGATTTAAGTTGGGGTGGTATTCACGGAGCTAAAGAAAAGTATCATTATAAATGCGATAAAGACCACTTAATTATACACGTTGACGTTGAAAGTTATTATCCACGTTTGATGATATGGCATAACTTGTTAACACGTAATGCAAAGAGACCGGAGCGGTTTAAGGATATGTTTAATTTACGTATGGAACTTAAACACGCAGGAAAGAAAGCAGAGCAAGCACCGCTTAAAATCGTTATCAATGGTACGTTTGGAATATGTAAGGATAAAAACAACGCTGCATATGATCCACGTAACGCTAACCTTATATGTATTAACGGTCAGCTTATGTTACTTGATTTGCTAGAAAAATTAGAGGACATACCAACCTTTGAGCTTATACAGTCAAACACAGACGGTCTTATTATTAAGATACATAGAGCGTACTTTGATATGGTAGACGACGTATGTTATGAGTGGGAAACAAGAACCGATATGAAACTAGCATTTGACTACATAGAAGAGATATGGCAAAAGGACGTTAACAATTATGTATTTAGACAGTTTGACGGCAAGATTGAGCGTAAGGGAGCTTACGTTAAAAACTTGTCAAAGATTGACTACGATTTACCTATACTTAATAAATGCTTAGTTGATTATATGCTTAATGGTGTACCGGTTGAGGAAACTATAAACGAGTGTGACAACCTTATAATGTATCAAAAGATATGTAAATTAACAAGCAAGTTTAACGGCGTTACTCATAACGACAAAGAGTATAACAATAAGTGTTACCGTATATTTGCAAGTAAGCGAGAGAGTGACAGCACAGTTTACAAGACTAAAGAGGTTGACGGTCAACAGCGTTTATATAAGTTTGCTAATACAAGTGACAAAAGTTTTATTGAAAACGGCCACATAGTAGGCGTTAAAGTGCCTGAATATTTAGACAAGCAATTTTATATTGATATGGCAAAAGAGCGACTAAGACAATACGGAATTTAAGGGAGGTTTAATATGAATTTAGAGAAGATACACAGCAGTATAAGTAAGGCGGTGTTTAACCTTAAAAACCATACGTTAGGTGTGAGTGCTGACGCAACACACGTATTTATAGGTGATAAACACCAGGTATACAGAATTAACAGAGACGATTTTTTATTTAGTACAACGACTTTGTTAATTAAAGGCGTTAAAGAATATGCAGTATATAAAAGAATATTTGAGAGTACACCAGTTACGCCGGCTATTAAGACCGGTAACCTTAGAGACGGTGTTAAACCTAATTACCCATTTATAGAGCTTAAAGCTGGTGACGAACTTATATACATTGACACTCAGTATTTAAAAAACTTTGATAAAGGTTGTACGTTTACAGGCACTAAGTATAATACACCCGTTTACGTTTGGGAAAACGGCGAGTGTGTAGGTATGGTGTTACCGGTAATTGTTAAAAAATAATTTTAAAATTTAGGAGGTTGTTAAATGATTGAGTTATATAATGAGGACTGTTTTAAAACAATGAGTTTACTTGATAAAAACAGTATTGATGTAGTTTTAACAAGTCCTTTTTACAACACTAATAAAAAAGCAGGTGACAGCCGTACATTGTTAAATTCAAAAGTCAAGTCATACGCATATACAAGATATGACAAACACGTTGACAATATGACAAATGAAGAGTATTGCGACTTTACGGAAAAGTTATTTAATGAGTTTGACAGAATACTAAACGCTAACGGTTGTGTACTCTATAATATTTCTTACGGTTCAGAAAATACAGAGTGTATGTTTAAGGCGGTTAATAGAATTATTGAAAAAACACAATTTACTATAGCTGATGTTATCACTTGGAAAAAGAAATCCGCCGTACCAAACAACGTAAGCAAAAATAAATTAACTAGAATAACAGAATTTGTTTTTGTATTTTGTAGGCGTGAGGAGTTTATGAGCTTTTATATGAATAAAGAAATTAAAAGCTATAGAAAGACCGGTCAAGCGTGTTACGAAAATATGTTTAACTTCATTGAGGCTAAGAACAATGACGGAGCGTGTGAGTTTAACAAGGCGACTTATTCAAGTGAATTATGCGAAAAGCTACTAAAAATGTATGCACCTGAGGACAGTTTTATATATGATCCGTTTATTGGTACAGGTACTACAGCCGTAGCGTGTGAGCGTTTAGGTTTACATTGTGTAGGTAGTGAAATATCAAGTAATCAAGTCAAATTTGCGGTTGATAGACTTTATAAAGAGTTTGACTACTTGGAGGGCAACGAGGACGCTTTATACTATGAACTTAACGAGCAAGCAGCAAGTTAATTTTTTTAACGCAAAGTGTCTTAAAAAGACACATATATTATAAATTAAAGGTGATGTTATGACAGAATTATTTAAGGGGTACGTCCCTACGAGATCAAAAAAATGTCAAATGGCTTTTAAAAATAAAAGCGGTGCGGAGCTACTAACATACGAGCAAGTAAGCAATATGAGAGAGTACGCCGGTATACTTGACGACGATATTATTTTAGTTGATATAGACGACAAGGGACAAAGTGACATTTTACTTAAAATTGTTGAAGATAAAGAGCTACTATGCAGGGTGTACGAAACTAGCAGGGGAAAGCACTTTTTATTTAAACGTGGAAATGTTGACAGGTGCGGCACGCACAAAAAATTAGCAATAGGGTTAGAAAGTGATATTAAGGTGGGTTGTAGTAACAGCTATTCAATACTAAAGTATGACGGCAAAGAACGACCTATTATATATGACATTTTACCGGACGAAGATTACGAGGAAGTCCCAAAGTGGTTAACCGTGGTTACTCATTCAATGGACTTTTTAACAATGGACGAGGGCAGCGGTAGAAATCAGGCGTTATTTAATTACATACTAACTTTACAAAGTGCGGATTTTAGCATTGAAGAAGCAAGGGAAACTATACGACTTATTAACGACTATGTGTTAACAGAGCCGCTAGACGCTGAGGAGCTAGAAACGATACTAAGGGACGATAGTTTTAAAAAGCCTATTTTCTTTAATAAAAATCAATTCTTGTTTGATAA